ACGATAGAACTAACTCTAGGAGATGGTTTATGCCTGTAATGGATGCTAAACGAGAGTTAGCTAAACAAGTCAGAGAGAATCCTGATGGTCTAGTTCCTTTCTTACCGTTTGATCTCCCTTATAAGAGAGCTAAACCTGAACATCTTATGCAGTTTATGGATAAGGTTAAATGTGAGTCTGCTGCTAGGAATTGTAGAATACAAGGTTCTCAAGCTGATATGCTTAAAGAGGCTCTTGTAGTTGTAGATAAGCACATCAAACAGTTCAACTGGGATTTAACTCTCTTAGGTTCTGTACATGATGAGAATATCTATAAGCACCCAAAAGGTTATACAGTAGTATGCCCTTATACGAACAAAGAAGTCCCTATAGGGGATTACATAGCGAAAGCTATGACTGAAACATCTAACCTTTACTTAAATGAAGTAGAGATGGACGCTGAATATGAAAGCCGACCCACGTGGACCAAATAGATATGAAACACTTTATCACTCAAAGCTATGAAGCTTACGGAGATAAAACAAGGTTGTTTTATCTCTTAGTAAGTTGGGACGGGGAAACTATGCTTGTATTAAAGCAGGAAAATAGAGTTTGCTCTAACATGGTAGAGGAGATAGAATTTAACACTTTAGTGGCTAACCTAAAAGAGCGGTATAAAGCAATTGAACTTTACTAAACCAAATAATTATGAAGCACGTTACACAAGACCCAATGACTCCTATAGATGAGATCCTAGAGGAGGAATTTGAGAAACTAAAGTGGGACGAGAGAATAGCAAAAGTAGAAAAGAGGAGAGTAGGATTGAAAATTACAGTTTATGCAGTTCTAATCTTACTTTCTATCTCTATGGTTATAGGGCTTACTCTTATGGTTATAGGAGATCTAATCTTACACGAACCTAATGGAGCTTTAATGGCTATAGGAGGCCCTATGGCGGTGATTCCTATGGTTATTCTAACTGCTGCTGGCTTTATATTTCTCATATTTTACGCAACAAGAGAAATTTTAAACGATTTAGACTAAATCAACATTTATGAAGCACTTACACCCCAAATGGGATGAACTTTTACCAAACCAGAAGAAAACTCTTAGACAGAAGGAGATCCTAGGAAAGTTTATCTCTTCTGGAGGTAGAGGATATTTTCTAGGTGTAACAGGATTTGGTAAAACGAGATTAGGGTTGATGGCTATACGTAACTGCTTTGTTAGAGATTCTAATAGAGTAGTTCACGTTATAGTTCCTTCAACACCTTTAAAGGAACAATGGGAAGGACTATGTAAAGAGTGGCCTACGGTTAAGGTTTACGTAATTATTTCCTATCTGCAGTTATCAAAGGAAGAGCAAGTATGTGACTTCCTAGTAGCAGATGAGATACACAGGTATACAAATGAGTTATCTGACACATTTTCTACCTTATTAGATGTAACGGAGTATAAGTTCGTACTAGGCTTATCAGCTACGTTAGATCAAGAGAAATGTGATTTTCTAAATAAGAGGCAGATTCCCTTCATAGATGAAGTAACTATGGAAGAAGCTAAGAGAGAAAATTACGTTGCAAATTTTGAGATATATGCTATAGGAATCCCCTTCAGCGAGTCAGATGAGATCAAATTAGAGAGACTCACTAAAGAGTTTAACAGGATCTTTATGCACTTTAACTTCGATCTTCAGTTTATGTTCTTCTTGATGAGTAAAGCAGGAAAGAATGCACTCCAGGAGTTCGCAGAGGAGAAAGGATGGGATACAGGAGAAGCGGTCGGCCTCGCTCGAAGAGGTATAACTCTTATGAATGAGAGAAAGACGATGCTCCAGAAAGCAGAATCCAAGATTGATGCAACAAAAGAAGTTGCTTCTATCCTTAGTGGAGAGAAAATAATAACCTTTTCACAGTTCAATGAAACTGTGGATAAACTTACTAAAGCTATTCCAGGCTCGAAAGGGTACCACTCAGACTTAAAAACTATTTACTTTGAAGATGAAGTACAGATAGATATTACACCTGAAGAGTATAAAGAACTTAAAGCGGCCGGAAGAAAGATTAAGAAGAAGGGAAAAACTACACTACAAAAGGAAATTAAAGCAGGCTATATCAACAATGAGTTTAGCGTTCTACACAGTACGAAAGCATTGGATGAAGGATTAGATGTACCAGACATTACAGCTGGTATAGTTACTTCTTACTCCTCTAAGCCTTTACAACTAGTCCAGAGAATTGGAAGAGCAGTTAGATTTGTTATAGGTAAAAGGTCTATCATCGTAGTATTTTACAGTGATTCAGCTACATCACGAAGTCAGGAAGAGAAGTGGTTGCGAGAAGCAGCTAAACAGCTCGAGATGATCTGGTGTGATATGGATGAATTTAAACAGTACATGAAAGATGAAAAAAGTAAAACGGTTATTACCGATAAATAAAACGACAACACCCAAGTTGCGGAGAGCCTCAGAGAAAGAATACGATGAATATATAATGAAGAAAGCTAAAGAAAACGAAAATAAACACATAAAGATAGAGGATTTCGTAAGCTTTTAAACACGCCCAAATATATGTATTTTGACCCAGTAGGTTTAGTTGATTTTTGTGTAGAACACAATATTACAATCGAGCAGTATGCTTTTTGCTATCTGCATTACATAGGACCTAGGGAAACGGAACAGTATGCTTGCTTATATAAGTACGCTACTGAGACGAAACCTAGAGGATTTAATCCAGCATTGATTTCAGATTTAGTTGAGAAGGGATTCTTAATAGATGAAAACAAAGCAGGAGAGACTAGAATAGACCAGTACACTCTACGTAGAAAGTTCTTGAAGCAGTTCAAAGCTAAAAGAGAGATTGCTGATTTCGGAGAGGCTTTATGGGAAGCATATCCCATGCACCTCCACATGAACGGTAGTAAGTTCACTGCTAAGAATGTAGGCCCAGATGAAGTTATCGAACTGATTAAGCTTAAAGTTAAACGTAGACGTATAAAGGATTTCCAACAGGTTCTCACGAACTTACGAAATCAAATAGAAGACAAAACGTTAGCTGTAGGCCTAAAGAAGTGGATAGAAACAGAAGCTTGGACTATGGAGAGAGAGGAGAAAGCCGAGTATGGGGAAGATCTTTAAGAGAGTACTAGAGAATATAGATCAAGGAATGCTTGGGATGAATAAGGGACTCCCTATGGGATTACCTAAGCTCTCAGGTATTATAAATGATGTACAAAGAGGGAGATATGACTTGATTGCTGCGAAAACATCAGTAGGTAAGACTGCTTTTGTCGATCAGTGTTACGTTACTAATCCCTTTAAGTATGTAGCAGCGAACCCTAATTTAGGGATTAAGCTAGATATACTGTACTTCTCTCTAGAGATTGGAACTGAAGATAAGATTACAAAGCTTCTAGCGAGGAGATTGTATGATGAAGATGGACACTATATAGATAGTTCTGCTCTTCTGAGTCGTGGAAAGGATAACATCCTTCCTAATGAGATGAGAATGACCTTAGACCAACATGAGGAATACTTCGATCTGTTAGAGAAACATGTACACTTCTATGATGCTTATCACGATCCTGTTTCTATTGCGAACAAGGTTACAGAGTTTGCTGAAGAGAATGGAGTATTGGAAGAGAAAGATGGAGAGTATTTATACACCCCATATCATAAAAACCACTACGTCCTACTCATAGTAGATACCCTTAACCTTGTTGTTCCTGATGGAAAGGAAACAAGAAATAAGAAAGATGCGATTGATTTCTTATCTGAACAGTTCATAAAGTTTAGAAATATTTGTAAGTTTACACCTGTAGTTATCATGCAGTATAACGCAAATATCTCTGACCCTAAAAGGATTCAGATAGGAAGAACAGAGCCTATCTCAGATGATATTGAAGATTCCAAAAGACCTTCTAAGGATTGCAACACTTACTTATCTCTCTTTGATCCCATTGATATGGGATTAACAAACCATAGAGGGTATAACGTGAAGCGAATGAAGGGCCACTTTAGACAGCTTCAAGTCATCAAGAACAGAGATGGAGATAGGGGAAGTAGAGTAGGTATGAAGTTTCATGGAGGGATAGGGTTCTTTGAAGAGATACCTCACCCAAAAGAGATGACGGATGCTGATTATGAAGACGTACTAATAATATAACTTATGGCAGAACAAATCGGAATCGTAGGATTCTCAGGAACAGGGAAATCAAGTTCATTACGTAACTTGAACCCAGAAGAAACGTTTGTAATTACTCCTTCAAAAGAGTCGTTACCGTTTAAAGGAGCAAAGAAGAGTTATACCGTAACTGGAAATCCAAAGTTAACCTTTGGAGAGACAGATGATAAAGGTAATGTAGGAGGTAATGTGTATAAGACTAAAAGCTTAACTACACTAACTAAGTGCATTAAGGTACTCTCAGATAGTCGTCCAGAGATTAAAGTAATCGTAGTAGAAGATTTTACTCACTTCTTTAGTGCTTATCTTTTGTCTACTGGCTTTAGAGAGCAAGCTACAGGAGCAGGGACTTGGAGTAGATGGGAAACTTTTGGAGCTGACGTCTTTGATGCTTTATTCGCAAAACAACATAACTTAAGGGATGACCTCACAGTAATTCACATGTTCCACCCAGTAGCAAGGGTGACTCCTGAAGGTGAACGTTTGAAGATCAAAACTCCTGGAACTCTTTTAGAGAATACAGTGGATATAGCTTCATACTATACCTATGTGCTGTACACTCATGTACTCCCTCAAGATAATGCAGCACCAAAGGCAGCAAAAGAGAGGTACAAGTTTGTAACGAATGATGATGGGTATCATCCAGCAAAGACCCCAGCAGATATGTTTGATGAATTATACATCGACAATGATCTAGCAGCAGTAATAGAAGCAATCAAAGAATATTAAAACAGAAGAACAAGATGGGATTAACTAGATTATCAAAAGTAAAAGAAACAAAAGAAAAGTACGATACTCCTATTATAGAGTTAGCTAACGATTCAGGTAAGTTTAAGTTCTCTCCTAAAGCACTAGAAGTGTTAGGGATTGAAGTAGGTAAGAGTTATGTAGAAGTAGCATCAGATGGTGGTACGTACTACGTTACTAACTTAGGTACAGGTGTAGAAGGAGAAGGAGTGAAGGTTACTAAGACTGGTACTTTCCAATCAGCTTCTACAGCAGAGTGGGTACAAGCTACTTTCAACCAAGGTAAAGGTTTAGAGTTGATTGTTGGAGAAACAGCAGAACTGGAAGGCTTGGTTTGGTGCAAGCTTTCTGCTAAGGAAGTTGTAGTAGAAGAGGAAACTCCTCAAGAGATTAAAGTTGTAGAATCTGCGACTGCCTTATCTTTATCTGCCCCTATTCCTACAGAAGCAGAAGATGAGTTTACTGAAGAAGACGAGTTTCCTCAGTACTAATAACAAATAAGTTTATAAATCATAAAAAAGAAGAATATATGTTTAAATTGAATAGTAGTAACGAAGACGCTCAGTTAGCAAGTACAGGTAATTATGTTAAGCCGGGATTCCATGAGGATATGGAGCTAAAGAGCGTAGTGATGGAGAAGTCTAAGAAGGGAGATGATACGATTGTCTTTGAATTTGAAGGCTCTAAAGGTAAGTATACTCACAAGGAATATGCTATGGACCGCACACATGATAAGTACCAGTTGAAGTTTGAGCAGTGGATGGGTAACCGTTTAGGGCACATCTTCTCTGCTTTCATCTCAGAAGAGAAAGTAAGAGGTGTTGAGAACTCAATGAAGGATCCTAATAGTTTCTTAGAGTGGTGTCAGATTGCTATCGCTACTTTAGCTACGCAAAACGTAGGTAAGAAATGTAAACTAAAGATAGTTCACGATTCTTACTCTGGTTACGCTAAGTTTCCTACGTTCCCTAACTTTATCGCAACAGAGTTTAACGGCCTAGAACTTGTACAAACGAAACATGATGTATTTGATGCACCTACAGATAAGCCTGATACTCAAAAAGATCAAGCCGCTTCTACAAGTGCTGCAGCAGATGACGGTTTCGACTTCTAAACCGTATTACTTATGTTCAATCTTAGAGGAAAAAACTTAAAACATGTACCTATAAACGTAGAATTCGTTCTTAACCGTATATCAGAGGAAGAAATCTTCCAAAAGTATACAGGAGAGACAGTTCAGTATGGTACATTGATATGTAGTCCTCTAAGATCGGATAAAAATCCTACCTGTGGGTTCCTAGACAAGGGAACCCACATATTATTTACAGATTTCTCCGGAGATTTCGGAGGAAACTGCTTTAACCTTGTTTCACGTATGTTCTCCATAAGTTATGGAGCAGCCATCACAAAAGTAGCTTTAGATTTCGGTTTAATAGAAGAGTATAAAGGCAAGTTTACTCCTCTAAAAGAGGAACAGCCTACACTCATGTTTGAGAGAAAACCGATAACCAAAGTGAAAAAAGAGATTCAAATAAAAAGCCGTTCATGGTCTAGACGAGATAAGGAGTTTTGGGCTCCTTTTGGTGTAACAAGAGCTCTATTAGAGCATTACAGTGTATCTCCGTGTCAAATTATTTGGATAGACGGTAAAAGAATCTACTATTATAAGCAGAACAATCCAGCTTACGCATACTATTTCAACGATGGCGACTTTAAGGTATACTTTCCTTTATCCAAAATCAAAGGGAAGAAGTTTTTAGGAAACAGTAGTAAGATGCAAGGCCTCCTTCAACTGAAGTTTGAGGATGACTTGTTAATTATTACTAAATCTCTTAAAGATGTTTTAGTACTAGCCTCATTGGGATACGAAGCTGTAGCTCCTTCTGCCGAGGGAGTAATCTTAGATGCAGAGATTATCGCTATGCTCAAAACTAAATATAAACGTATAGTTTTGTTCTACGATAATGATACTGCTGGGATTATAGGGTCAGAGAAAAATGCGAAAGCTTATGAGTTAGAAGAAATCTTTTTACCTGTAGAGACTGAAAAGGATGTTTCCGATTATAGAATCAAACATACTGAACAAGAAACGAATACAATTATTATTAAACTTTTAAAAAAAACAACATTATGCGTAAAGTAACTATCGTAACAGTAAAGCAAAATTCTCGTCCAACTTGGAACTCTTCAGCTACTACTTGGGGTGACCTAAAGAATGAGTTTGGGACTAACGACATAGAGTATGGAAGTAACATGAAAGCTCTCTTACGTGGAGCAAGTAATGAGGGGAATGTAGAGTTAACTTCAGATGAGATTATGATCCCAAATAGGGATGTTGTTATCTTACTTGTAGTAAACAATGTAAAGTCGGGTATGGGATACTTACATTTAACTAAGAAGGAGCTTAGAGGCGTTTCTAAAACAAGAGGTATCATGTTTGAGGATACTGATGATAAAAGAGTTCTTAATGATCGTCTTGAGCATTATGATGAGTCTTTTGGTATCGACTCAAATAATGTGTACGCTGCTTTAGTAACTGCTGCTAACTTACCTCTAGCGGATCAACGTATTGAAGGTTCTTTCGCAGGAGATGCTGGACTAACTGCTCCTATTGTTGTAAATGAAACTACTCAAGTAGAAATTGAAGAGGATGACTTAGACAGAGAGTTAAGAGAAGCACAAGAAAACGCTTAAGTTTAAGTGTTTTAAATCAGACAAAGGGCTAGTAGAGATACTAGCCCTTTTTTATTTACCTAACAAATAAAGAATGAAAGATAACATAAAAGTAGGAGATTATGTGTATATCACCTCCTTTGCTGAGGTATACAGGGCTTTTGGTAAGTCTAACGAACCCTCGTGGGATAAATTAGAGCTCCTTAAGAAAGCGCACTTTAGTAATTTTTGGAAACTTTGGAAAGTTGATACAGCAGCTAGGGCAGGCTCAGTAATTATTACTCAAGGGAGTAACCGCTTTAGTCTGAACCCTAGAGGAGTACGAAAGCATGAACACTATAAGTACATACCAGAAGAAGCTAGAAAGAGAGCTTACGATAGAGTGCTTAAGAATTTAAAAGCTAAAGTAGAAAAAGAGAAAGCCCTAGAAGAAGAGAGGCAGAGGGCCTTTAAAGTGAACTTAGAAAAAGTATTACTAACAATCCTTCCAAAGAGAAGGTTTTCCTTTTGTCAAACTAGAGAGATTGCAGGATTAGGAGGTTCTAGAAGCTATACCCAAACACTTATGTTGCATTTCCCTAAGATAACTATATCAAATACTGCAGGACTCTCCAGAGACCTAAAGGATTTGTATGTGGCTGTTAGGTTTAGTGTTTCAGGACATATACACTCTGAATTATACGGCACAAGATTGACTCGTTCTTTAGAAGAGATATGTTCTAATTATACTCACTCTCATTTATCAGGCAATACGGAATTAGGGTACTTTAATGAGTTTTGCTTAGGGTCTGGCACCCCATTGAGGGATATCTTAAACTCAGGCCGGTTAGAGAATTTAGATCCATTAGATTGGGAGATGTTTATATACTCTTTAAAAAGCATGTTAGAGCATGAAAGTTTAGATGGAGTTCCTTATATGTACTTAAGAGATATACATCCTCCAAAAAGAGGAGGGGAGGATATAGAGATTGGCGCTACCCGACTTAGAGAAAGCTTTAAAGCTTTAGGGAGATTAAACTTTCCTGGAATCTCTGTAGTACAGAAGGATGCTTACCTAAATGGGGGAGTTGAGTGTGCGTTCGATGACCTCACAATAGGAAAAGCTTTAGCTCCCTATGTTACTCAGACACAAGCTTATGAGAATGGTAAGTTTGTGCCTCAAGTTGAGAAGTCTACTTTTGCTTTTAAGGTCTACTTAAAGAGAAAGAGAGCGCTTAGAAGTAACAGCAGACCCATTCCTTTTAACGGAGAAAAGCGTTGGGGAAGTATAGAAAGGCCTCCTACAGCGGGAGTTCTAGAAAAGACAGAGGAGATTGTAGTTGCGCATTATAACTATGTGGGCCACATAAAAGATGAATTCGAAATACTTACAAACGCTATTATAAATTATGACTATGCTACCAAATAAACTACAGGAGATAAACTTAAATGTATCTCCTAAATTAATCATAAGTGAGAAGCTGCAACACCAAGTAGGGCTATTGCACCACAAGTTAAAAGATGTAGAATGGAGTGGAATCCTGGTATACACAATATTAGAGGGTAAAATAGAAGAACCAGAAACACTTGTTATAAAAGCAGAAGGAATACATCTACTAGATGTAGGATCTCATTCTTACACAGAGTATTCTCCAGATGAGTCTGTAGTAGAGTTAATGGACGACTATCCCACTTTCATAGATGGTGGAGGTTTAGGACATATTCACACTCACCATAGTATGCCTACGTTCTTTAGTGGAACAGATATGGGAGAGCTTCACGATAATGCAGGAGAGTATAACTACTATGTTTCTCTTATTGCAAACTTTAAGAGTGAGTACAAAGCTAAGATTGCTATCGAAACAGAGATAGCTCAGACTGTAAACATTAAAGATAGTGAAGGAAAGGATAAAGAACTTCCTTTAGGTGAAGCTAAGAAGGTATTACTCCTTATGGATTGTAATATAGAAGTAGAGTCTTCTGATGAAGTACTTATACATCTAGCTCGTGTGCGAGAAAAGAAAGCTGCAGAAGCTAAATTAAAAGCCGCACAGAAACCAGTTCAAGTGTACAACAAGTACTACAACTCTCCTTTACAAGGAAAACAAACTAGTGTTTGGGCAGAGAGTTCGAGAACACTGCACAAAAAAGTAGGTACGCCTAAAGGGTATAACAGTTACTCGGCATACAAGAAGGCTCAAACTCCTTTACTACATGTAGAAACTAAAAGGATAGCTTTAGAACGTAGTTGTTCCAAAGTAGAAACGATCCCTTTAAACCTACTATTACAGTTTACGTGTGAGTGGATTTCACCTACTCCAGAGTTTACAGTAGTAAGAAAGGACGGCTTCTTAAGTTTACTTAAATTCATTAACAGGTATTTCGCAGATATCGAAATGGAAGAAGAAACTGCAGAAGAAGTAGCTTACGTACAGAAGTTGGAAACTTCCTTTGTACCTCTAATGAAGAAGTACAAGATAGATACTACGCCTAACGTTATAGTAGATATGATGTGGGAAGTAACTGAATTAGTAAATAAAGAAACTCTAACACCTATGTATTTAGTAGATGTTTTGAATGACGCATTTTGGACTATAGAAGAGAAATATGGAAAATCAACGAGCACGCTTTAAGGATGCTCCGTGGTTCGGAGTAAATTACATGATTACTGTAGGAGGAGTAGGAGGGATAGGCTCATGGTTGAGTCTCCTCCTTTCCCGAATAGGACATAAGCTGTCCTTATATGATTTTGATACTGTCGATGATACTAATTTAGGAGGGCAACTATATGCTTTAGATCATGTAGGAGCTAAGAAAGTAGAAAGTATCAGAGAGACTATTAGAGAATACTCAGGAGATAACAAGATTTATAATTGTGGTAGATTTGGGACTGATAGTATACCTACAAGGGTTTGCTTTTCAGCTTTCGATTCTATGGCAGCTAGAAAGATGATGTTTGAAGCTTGGGTTACAACGTACAAGGGTTTGAAAAGATTAAACAGTCCTACCGTCTTTATAGATGGTAGAATGACAGCAGAGAGTTTTCAAATCTATTGTGTTCAACCGAACGAAGAATCAATCGCACGTTATAGAGCAACCCTCTTTGATGATGCTGATGTAGAAGATCTACCTTGTAGTTTTAAAGCTACTAGCCACACAGGAGCACATATAAGTTCCATGATGGTTCAGGTATTTAATAACTACCTTACTAATTATAAAGAAGGGTTTGATCTACGTGCTGTACCGTTTAAGGTCTACTATGAGAGTTTCTTATTGCACACTGAAATTGTATTTTAATGAGCACAGAAGAAAAAAGAGGACACTTTAAGTATAGGTTGGACGGACCTTATATCCCAGTTATAGAGAGCGGTGTAGATACCTTTAAGGTGAAGTATAGGCCTCCAAATTCTTTCACTGAAGCAGTGTCAGACTATGAGTGGGGGGTTGTAAGAACGATGAGGGCAGATAGGGTAAGGCATGAACACACAGGGTATACGGTTATAACTTATAAACACAAAGAGTATACATTAGTTTGCAATCCAAGGTATATAGGATGGGCAACTAAGACTGACTTTAAACTCTTAGCTATACTGGCTACTACTCCTGAAGAATATAGGTTATACAAAGTAGGGAAAGGGCTATATGAGAATCCGTTCGCTCTTATACTTTTGAACAAAAAGTACATAGATCTTCCTCAATTTAAGAAATTGAAGAAAGCTTTTGCGGAGTTTGCAAAAAAAGAAATAAGGAAGGTCGAAGAGATAGATGACTTGGAGGAAGCTTGCTTTGTGAAAGCAGTACCTCCAAACAGTTCTATAGAAGAGCAGAAAGCTTACGAAAAAGAAATTTTCACAACTATAAACAAGCTTTTAGATGGTTAAGATAGAAATACCTAATTATATGAGAAAGATAAAACTTTCAGAAGCACGAAGAAAGAGGTATTATCACAAAGAGAGTCAGATAAAATCAAAGAAGTACAAAGATAGAGAGAAGTATAAGTTTGTTAAGGATGTGCTGGTAGAAGTAGCAACAGGGGAACCTATTGTAGCTAACCCTAAAGCAGCAGGAACTCCTAAATACAAGGTTATCAACTCTCAAGCTTTATACAATCAATCACTTCACCCTATCACTAGGGCTAAGATGATGCACGCTTTAAAAACTGAATTTTGCGATAGCCTTAAAGAGCTAGATCCGTTTGTATGTCCTATACACGTTACCATGGAGTTCCATGATGAACCGAAAGTAAAAGGAGCAGATTGGGATTTAGAGAATAGAGCTGGTATATACTTTAAAGCCTTTCACGACACCCTGACTGGGTATAAAGTAAAAGGAGTAAACACTATAACACCTCTAATTGAAGACGATAACGTATATTTCGTTACCGCTTATACATGTAGATTTGTCCCTCTAGAAGAAGGAGAGACAAGAAAATTAGTAATACTTATTGATGAGGAAAAAGATCCTCGAAGCCTAAAACATACGAAATGAGCATAGAAACACAATGGTTAAATGGAAGCCAAACAAAGAAACTTTTAAACGTTTCTGAATCTGAATTACGAAAACTTCGTATCTCAAATGCGGTAACAGCTGTCACATTAGATGGGAAAATACATTACCGTTTAGACTCTTTATTCCAGCACATGGAATTAGGATCTTGTGTAACGTACCACAAAGTTGAAACTGTTACTACAGAGGTCGTAAAAGAGCCTGCACCAGAGGTTATAGAAGAAGTAACACCCGTAGAAGAAGTTGTAGAAGCTTCTCCAGCTAAGGTGCTGCCTGTAACGAGTTTAAAGTTTGTTAATCACGCAAGTAAAGAGTGGGGAGAAGCAGTGAAAGATACTGATTTGCCCTGCTTTACGAACAAGACTCCTCAAGGAACTTACGTTTTACGTAAATCTTTAGAGTTTACGTTGGTCGATGTATCTTTATATGAGACTGTACGTTCAGGAGCATTACGTATGAGAGCTCAATTTACTTTGAGATCCCTTCAGACACCTACTACAGTCTTAATTTTACAAGTATACCCTCTACTATTCCATCCCGGAAAAGTATTTGAGGTATTACTTAATAACTTCGTAGGAGGACAAGCAATGCGCTTTGAGAACTCAGGAGAAGTAGGAAAACAACGCTTTACTGTATCTACGATATCAGGAGATAAAGTTGGAGTACTTAACCAATGGGAGGAAGCTGATGTATTCCAAGCATCCTTGAGTGAGAAGGAGCTTATAGTTCTTGCTATGCAAGTGAAACATGAGTTAATACAGTCTAAGACTTTAGAACCTGTATTTAACCCTAACTCAGATAAAGCGTTTAAAAAGTTAATCCCTCTTACAGGGACGTTACCTATAGAAACTCTGGAGAATGCAGACTTCTAGACTAGCTCTTATAGATGGTGATATCATCGTCTATAAGATGGCTTATCGTATGGACAAACCGAGAGAAGTAGAAGCAACATTTGCTTCTACTATCTCAAAGTCTGTGGAAACGCCTAGAACCGAACAGGAAGTAAAAGAAGCTGTAGATGAGTTCTTACTGAATGTCGTACAAAAGTTAGGAACTAAGCATCTTGCAGGGTTCTTATCTGATAAGAGAAAGAATCTATTTCGTACTAAATTAGCTACTATAGCTGAGTATAAAGGAAATAGAAAAGGAGAAAGACCTCAGTTTTACAACTTTATAAGATCTTACTTAGAAGAGGAATATGGTTTTCTTACAGTACATGAGATGGAAGCTGATGATGCTTTAGCTTCATGTCAGAATTCAGTAGAAGGGTATAGTACTTTTATCTGTACTACAGATAAGGATATGATGCAAGTTCCTGGATTTCACTACAACTGGGATAAGGATGAGATTGTGGAGATGAGAAAGGAAACTGCGTTTAAGTTTCTCTGTATACAAGCCCTTACAGGCGACTCTACGGATAACATTAAAGGAATACCTAAGGTAGGCCCAAAGACCGCTGAGAAGTGGTTAAAAGATGTTCCTAACGATGAAATGCTTCCTATTGTACTGTATCATTACATAGAGAAGTTTGGAGTATTAGAAGGAGTACATAATTTTCAGGAGAATTTCAAATTAGTTGCTTTAAAGACTGATTTAGAGATCTTTCCTCATGTTGTGGAACTCCCGAAGAAAGTTGAAATAAATGTCGAAGAAAATCAAACAGGATGGTAATAGGTATATCAGGTAAACTAGGTTCTGGAAAGGACCTAGCTGCCGACTTAATTAAGACCCTAATCCAGGAGAACTCAAATCGTAAAGTGTTTAAGCATGATTTTGCTAAACCGTTAAAAAGAGTTGTTGCTGAGATAGTAGGGTGTCATTGGAATAAACTTTACTCAAGAGAAGGTAAATTAGAAGCGTTACCTGAAGGTTTGCAAACGGCCTCTATGAAAACATATAGAGATATGTTGCAGCAAGTAGGTTCAGCGTTTAAAACTATTGATCCTGACTTTTTTGTTAAAGCTTTATTTAATAACTTTGAGGCTGATGCGAAATTAGGAGTAGTAATCGTAACAGATGTACGCTTCCCTAACGAGTTAGAAAGTATTCAACGAGTAGGAGGAAAAGTAATCCGTCTGCGAAGTGAAGTATCCGAAGAACGTCACGATTGGATGCACGAATCTGAGACCGCTTTAGATAAAGCAGAGATCCTAGAGTCTTTTGATGCTATCGTAGATAACTCTAGAAAAGGCAGAGAGGCTTTAAGCCCTTCAGACTCAAGAGATGCTTTTAAGCATCGCATAGAACAAGCACTGAAACAGTTAAACATAATTTAAACATGGGAAGATTAAACAAACAACTAAGGCAAGTGATGGAGTTTCACGAAACCTTTAAGCACCCCGTACGAACTATACCTACTATTATAGATAGACAACGTGCTCTCTTTAGAGCAGGCTTCTTACAAGAGGAGTTAGATGAGTTAACTCAAGCTATTCTCGATAACGATATAGTAGAGATTGCTGATGCTCTAATAGACCTACAGTATGTTCTAGATGGTACTATTTTAGAGTACGGCCTTACCACTAAGAAGGAAGCCCTCTTTAATGAAGTGCATGCTTCTAATATGAGTAAAGCTTGTAAGACAGAAGAAGAAGCTCAAGATTACATTGATCTTACTACTACTGAAGTGGGTCCTACTGCAGAGTATGAAGTTATGGAAGACGGTAAAGTAGTACTTTATAGTACAGAACTGGAGAATGCAGGGAAAGTACTAAAAGGTCCTCACTATTTTAAACCTAATCTTAAAGATATAATCTATGAATAACGGACAAAAAGCCTTACTCTATAAGTTAGGCTCTGGATGGTATGAGAAACTGAAAGATGTTTTCCAAACCCCAGAACTTAAAGCTACAGGAGCGTATCTCAAGGAGAGAGCTGCTGTGAAATCAGAAGGGTTTCCCCCAAGAGAGGTAGTGATAATCCCTGAGAAGAAGGACTGGTTCAAAGCTTTTAGGTTAACACCTTTCAGTGATGTACGAGTAGTTATCTTAGGGCAGAGTCCGTATAATAAACTCTTAAACGGACAAGCTGTTTCAGATGGTTTAGCTTGGTCTTCAGCAGAGCCCTTTGATGTTCCTGAAGAAGTTACAGCTATCTTTGAAGAGTTAGAAGAAGATGTACATAGAGGATTACTTATTACAAGAGATCCTGACTTTACACGTTGGGCCTCTCAAGGAGTACTTATGTTAAATAAGACTCTTACTTGTGAAGGTAGTGCATCTGATGTACATGGAGGTATAGGATGGGACCTACTAACTCGTACTGCTTTATCTCTACTGCTAGAAGATTCTACTCCTAAAATCTTTGTTGCTTGGGGGAAAGAGAATGCAGAGTTTCTCCGAGAAGCTCTTAAAATCTCGGAGAATGTAGGAGAAAATGAGCATTTCTTCTTAAAAGCAGGATACCCTGTAAAGAGCGACCCTACACTTCCCGATCGAGATCCTTCTGATTTCAGAGGGAGTCAACACTTTAGTCAGATAAATATGCTACTAAAGGATTTACACAATTACACAATTAACTGGTAACTAAACGTTTAGAATGATGAATAAATTTAATGAGTTAAAAGCGTTAATCTTAGAAGCTGAGATTGATATGGATAAGTTTGCTAACGCTGGTAACAAAGCTGCAGGAACTAGAGTACGTAAAGCTATGCAAGAGATAAAAGTCTCAGCGCAGGAGTTACGTATGGATATTCAGAACAAAAAGAACGCATAGTTCCAACTATGGATAGCGTTAAGAAAGTAACAAAAGCTTATAACAATATCCCAGTTAGTGAGATTCTTGCACAGCCATACAACAACTATACTTGTGTGGCGTGTAAGAAGATTACTAAAACTGTAGACCTCTGTGGAGGTACTACATCTATGGGAATAACGTGTGAGTTTTGCGAGCAGTCTGCTTTATCTAGCTTCTATGTGGATAGTATTCCAGAGGAGAAAGCTATGTTAGAGTGGTATAGGCCTACACTGAAACAGACTCTAAAGTTAAGGAAAAATCCTTCTATGTTAGAGCATGTTTTAAAAGGAGGATTACTTAAGAGGTACGTTACAGAAGAAGAGGAAGATCTAGAATGCTCTGCTTGTGGAGAATCTTTGGAAGGAGAATCTGAAACTTACAGAGACTACGAGTTGTGCACAAATTGTATGAATGAGTAGGTTTAAGGAGTGGGTAGTGCCTATATTAATATTCGCACTACTCATCTATTCTGTTTGTAAGTGTGAGCACAATGCAGGAAAGTTAAGAAAATACGAACGGAAAGAAAGATTATGAACATAGAGGAAACAAAAAAAGAAAGAGATATACTCAATTCAGGAGATTTAGACGAGTACGGAGCCGAAACACTCGCTCGTTTAGATGGGATAATTGAAGGCTACGAAGCCAAAGAGGAAGAGCTTAAAGGTGCTTTGATTATCCCGAAGGGGTGGTATCTTAAAGAGGGTGATTGGCGAATCAGAGAGTATAAAAGAGCTACCCATACTGAATCTAAAGACGATGGTAGGTTATCGAGGTATACAGTTTCTTTGTACAACGATAATAATCAACAAGTAAAAGGAGAGTCGGATTGGTTTGATGCATGGAGCGAGTCAGGCAGGAAATACTCAACACAAGCCCTTCGCAACGCCTTAGAACAAATTAAAACTAGGTAGATTATGGAGAAGGTGAAAAGAATAGTAATAGCGAACGTATTAGCGTTCATTGTATCGATTTTATTCCTTGGACTGTTGTACTTGCTCGGGTGCTTTGTGGTCGTAAGTTTCGATATTAGTGATTGGGATAGACAGGGCAGGTCGCTTTTTGTGGCTTTGGGTGTTATTGGGATTCTGTGTTCTTTTGGTGTTGCCAATCAACTTGCGATTGATAATGAAAACTAACATACTAACCCTATTAATTCTACTAGGTAGCTTAACAGGGTGCGCACAACGAAAGGAGCTAAGAAAGGCACGGAAACAAGCGAGATATGAACGCAAAGCTGAATACTTTAGGGTAAAAGCTGGATTGCCAGAGTGTACGGATACGGTCGCTATTGATACCGTAATAGTACCCAAATCAGTGCATGATACAACATTTAAGGCTGTACACGATACAACACATTACGAAACCGATAGGGTTGTTGTAAAGCACTTCTATGATCATACAGACAGCACGGTGTTTATTCAAGCGGAGTGCAAACAGGATACTATAAAAGTTGAGCGCACTGTAATCAAAGAAACCAAAACAGTCGAAGTCTATCCAGCGTGGATAACGTCTATGGTCGGAGTTTTTAAATACTGGTGGGTTTTGTTGGTAGTCTTCGCGCTTGCTTCTGGTGTTATTATTACTTTAA